AATTTGACGAACAGGCCACCATCTACTGTTCGTTATCACTTAAAAAAAGCAAATGTTTTAAGAGGCAGATTTGATGGAATTCGATTAGCTGCTGAACAAGGAAGACTTGGTTTAGCTAATAAGGGAAAGAAAAAACATTTCACGGATGAACATAAGAAAAAAATATCTCAGTCAAAAATTTTACTTGGAGAAAAAAACGCAAAAGGTATTTCAATAAAACCGAATGGATATGTTGAATTTACAAGAGGAATTCATAAAGGTCGATTAGTTCATTGTGTAATTATTGAAGAATCGATCAAAAGAAAACTTTTTTCAGACGAAGTTGTTCATCACAAAGATGGAAACAAACAAAATAACAATTTAGATAATTTACAAATGATTTCACAAAGAGAAAATTCTTTTAAAGATAAAATTTCTAAATCAGGAAATTATAATATTTATTTAAATTGTGGTAATTATTTAGTCAGAATGAGAATTAATGGCGTTAAAAAATCATTTGGCACTTTTAAAAATATTGAAGATGCAATAATAAAAAGAGATGAAGTGATTAAAAATTTAGAATATGGCAAAAAGTAATCAATTCGCTTTAAATCCTGAAACAAAATTAAAGTTAGTTGCAACGCATAAACAAACGTTACAAGAGTTTGAAAAGATTATTACGTTTAACGAGTGGCAAACTATGAATAAACATAAAGATTATCTTTACAAAGCATATCAAATATAAAAAAAATAAATATATTATGAAAAATAATAATAAAAATAGAAAGTTAAAATTTATTCGAGAAAAAAACAATTTACGTTTAGGCATAAATAGTATTAATATTTTTTATAAAATAAGTAATAAAATTGATATAATAACTTACGCAAATTATTTAATTGATGCGTCTAAAAAAGAAATATTTAAAAAATATAAATTAAAATTAAGAAAAAATAGTTTTAACTTTGATAAATGCGATGAAGATTTCATTAAAGATTTAATTACTATTAAAATAACATTGAATAATTAAATCTAAAATTTTATGATGAAAAGCGTTGAATCTATGATAGCTATTATACAAGTTTACATAAATATTCACAAAAATGTACAAGTTAAGATAAAAGTAGTTAACTTTGTCGAAATAAGAAAACTGAAAGAGGCGTATAACATAGCTTACAATTGGTTGAAAGAATATGAATTGAAACTTGAAAGAAATATTTAAACAACATAAACGCTGGATTAATATTGTCAAACAATTAGGCATAAATGATTATGCAGAAGATATTGTACAAGAGGCGTACCTTAAATGTTTAGAGAAGAAATCAATTAACGAAGCATATTTTTATTTAACTTTGCGTAGTTTGGCATTTGATTTGCATCGTAAACAAAAGAAAATAATAAAAGTACCAATAGAAGAAATAAATATATCTATTGAAATAGATAAAGAGAATGAAGTATTTGAAATAGTAGACCGATTACATTGGTTCGATAAACAAGTTTTTTATTTATACTACGATAATAAACTTTCAATGCGTAAAATAGCAAAAGAAACAGGAATATCACTATCAACTATTTTTAATACAATTTCAAAGTGTAACGATAAAATATTAAAAGAATGGGAACAGAAAAGATAGAGCTAATAAATGGAAAATTACTTATAACTTATATAAATAATAATAAAGAATTAGAAACTTATATTATAAATGGAAAAGAATTAATAGATTTAATTAATTCAATAAAAAATAAAAAGTAATGGGAAGAAAAAAGAAAGCAACAGGATTAGGTGATACAATCGAACAAATTACAGAATCTACAGGAATAAAAAAAGTAGTAGATACAATTTCAAAAGTAACAGGTTGGGATTGCGGTTGCGATAAACGTAAAGAAACTTTAAATAAACTTATTCCATATAAAAAAGCTAATTGTTTAATTGAAGAAGATTACAATTATCTTACTGGTTTATTTAGTAAATATTTAAACGAACTTACAATTAATCAACAATATAAATTGATTGAGATTTACGAAAGAGTTTTTAATATAAAATTACAACATAGTAACTGCTCCAGTTGTTGGAGGGATATTGTTAACGAACTTAAGAAAGTTTACGAAACACATAAAGAAGATGAAAATAACATATAAGTTTACTGAAGTAGAAATTGAAGGAGTTAAACATTACAGAGCAAAAGGAAATTTTGTAATAGATGCAGAAGAATATCAATCTAATTTTCAAAGTGAAAAACCAATTACAAAAGAAGATTTTGAAAAACAAATAAAAGAATATTTAAATGAAAAAAATATTAGTTTTACTGATAGCACTAACTCTATTTAGTTGCTCTACAGAAACAGAAAACAAATCAGATTGCAATTGCGATAGAGTAATGTCTGTGCAAACGTTTAACGTTTTAGGAACTTACAAAGCGGAGTATATTACAATAAACGAATGTAGTCAAGTACAAAAAAGTAAATCATATTCTACTACAAATTATAATAGTTTGCCAAAAGTAGGAGAATGTAGATAATTGAATAATCAATTTATATCAATGGAAAAAACTAAAGGAGGCGCAAGAGAGGGCGCAGGGCGTAAAAGCAAAGCGGAGGAGCAAAGTTTAATAGAGAAGTTAACTCCATTAGAGCCTTTGGCATTTAATGCACTTACAGAGGCTTTAAATGATAAAAAAGATTGGGCAGTTAAATTATATTTTAATTATATGTTTGGTATGCCTAAACAATCTATCCAGCAAGATACAAATTTGACTTTAGATAACTTCGATTTAAAAGATGTTATAAAATTTGATAACACTAAATAGTAAATATAAGCCATTATTTGAAAACGATACTCGGTATTTTATTATAACAGGAGGTCGTGGTTCAAGTAAGTCATTCGGGGTTGGTACTTTTACCAACCTTTTGTCGTTTGAACAAGGTCATAAGATATTATTCACTCGTCAAACGATGACTTCAGCACACCTTTCAATTATTCCAGAGTTCCAAGAGAAAATTGATTTAATGGAATTGAACGCAATCTTCGAAGTAAACAAATCCGAGATTAAAAACCTACGCTCAAAGTCTGATATTATATTTCGTGGAATAAAAACTTCAAGCGGAGACCAAACTGCAAATCTAAAATCTTTGCAAGGCGTTACAACTTGGATATTAGATGAAGCTGAAGAACTTACAGATGAACTTACATTCGATAAGATTAATTTATCTATTAGACAAAAAGGAAAACAAAACAGAGTTATATTAATTCTTAATCCAGCTACTAAAGAGCATTGGATTTATAAACGTTTCTTCGAAGATAAAGGAGTTCAAGAAGGATTTAATGGAATTAAAGACGATGTTACTTATATCCACACAACCTATTTAGACAATATAGATAATTTAGATAGTAGTTTTATAAACGAGGTTGAAAGAATTAAAGAAACAAATCCTAATAAATATAAGCATCAGATTTTAGGAGGTTGGTTAAACAAAGCCGAAGGAGTTATATTTAATAATTGGAAAATAGATAAATTTCAAGATTTAGGAAACTCAATTTACGGACAAGATTTTGGATTTAGCATTGACCCGACTACACTTGTTCAAGTTTCAATTGACAAAGATAAAAAGATAATATACTGCAAAGAATTGCTTTACAAAGTAGGTTTAAATACTACAGAAATATACAACGAAAACAATCGTTATTGCGGTACTAAAAATCTTATCATAGCAGATAGTGCCGAACCTCGTTTAATATCTGAATTACAAAGTAGAGGATTGAACATCAAAGGAGTTTCAAAACCTAAAATAGTTGATAGGATTGCTTTAGTTCAAGATTATCAGTTAATAGTTGATGCAGATAGTACGAACTTAATTAAAGAGTTAAATAATTATGTTTGGCACGATAAGAAAAGCGAAACACCTATTGACGATTACAATCACTTACTCGATGCTTTAGGTTATGCAGTTTGGGATTACATCGGTCAACCTAATCAAGGAACTTATTTTATTTATTAGCAATACAAAAACAACATACAAACGTTATATAATTATGAAGTTACAAATTACAATACCAACATCATTGAAAGAGATTACTTTGGAGCAGTACCAAAGATTTGTATCTATTGCACAAAACAACAAAGATGGCGAGTTTTTGCAACAAAAAATGATAGAGATATTTTGCGGTGTTCCTTTAAATTTAGTTCCTAATATTCCGTTAAAAGACTTCAACGATATTATTAATTTATTGAACAATATGTTTAGTGAACAACACAAACTGCAAACTATTTTTAAATTAGGAAATACTAACTTCGGTTTTATTCCTAATCTTGACGAAATTAGTTTAGGAGAGTTCACAGATTTAGATTCTTATTTGGGTAATTGGGAAAATATGCACAGAGCTATGGCGGTTTTATATCGACCTATCACAGAGAAATACAAAGATAAATATTTGATTGAGCAATACAATGGTAGTCATACTTATAGCGATGTGATGAAACATTTATCAATGGACGTTGTATTTGGTGCTAATGTTTTTTTTTACAATTTAAGCAACGAATTGCTAATGTCTACCCTGAATTATTTGGAGCAGAACAAGGAGGTGCAGCACTTGATAGACAATCACAATTTGGAGTTAAATGGGGATGGTATTCCAGTTTCTATACTATCGCTCAAGGCGATGTTAGAAGATTTGATGAAGTTTCAAGATTACCACTCACAACCTGTTTAACATTCCTAACATTTGAAAAGGAAAAAATAGAAATCGAAAACGAATTATTAAGAAAGAGAAATGAATAACTACTATAAAATAACGGAAGTATTAAGAGATAGCTTACTACAAGATGAGATTGTAAATAGCGTTTCACAAGGCGATATTTTTAACGTTGATTTAAACAAACGAACAATATTCCCACTTGCTCACATCGTAGTAAATAGTTATTCGCAATCTGAAAGCGGTAACACTAATATTTTTAACGTTTCAGTTTTATTAATGGATATTTGCGATATTTCTAAAAAAGAAAATACAGATTTATTCTTTGGAAATGATAACGAGGCGGATATTTTTAATACTCAAATGCAGGTTGCAAACAGATTGATAGCTTCTTTAAATCGTGGTCAGTTATATGATTTAGGTTACAGGCTAAATGGTGGCGTAAATGCAGAAGCATTCAGCGATAGATTTGAAAATAAGTTAGTAGGATGGACTTTGACTTTTTCGATTGAAACTGCAAACGATATGACGATATGTTAAACAATTTAGAACATACACAAAAGACACTTGAGAAGTTCAGAGATTACGTTATTCAGCAATCGAGAAGTAATTTAACGAGAGGCAATAAAAACTCTACTAAAAATCTTTATAATGAAATAAAAGGAAATGTAAAAGTTTCAAAGAATAGTTTTGAGTTGGAGTTTGATATGCCGATGTACGGACAATTTCAAGATAAAGGAGTAAAAGGTTCTAATCCATCAGCAATTAAAAATGGAGTTCAGAAAGCACCCGATAGCAAGTTTAGTTTTAAAAGTAAAATGATACCTACAAAAGTGCTTGACAAATGGATGATAAGAAAAGGAATAGCACAGAGAAATAAAAAAGGGAAGTTTATAGGTAGAGAGGGTATGAAATTCGCAATTGCTAAAAGTATAGCATCGCAAGGAATAAGACCAAGTTTATTTTTTACCAAACCATTTGAAGCTGGATATAAAAAATATATTGACGATGATTTAATTAATCAATTTGCTTTAGACGTTGAAGATTTAATGAAATATAGTTTAAAAGATATAAAATAATGATAAGATTTAATTGTAGAAGTCCATACATAATTACTATTGATGATGATGTTGACCAAATAGCATCAAGAATGGAAATTAAAATATATGACCAAGAAGGAACACTTATTAAAACTCACGATATTAGTAAGACAATGTTTAGTCCTACTCAAACTGCAAACTATTACAATATTAGTCCTTATGCTTATGACTATTTAAATAGTGTTGATGCTGATATGTTTGGTTGTATTTTAGATATTAAAACTTTTTACATTTTAAGCAGTAGAGAAGAAGTAGGAAGTACACCATATAGTTTTATAGCAACAAATGGAGCGAGTGATTATTTAAATTCAAACTATTCAGAAACTGATAATATATTTATACTTCAAAAAGAATTTGTAAAAGGTTTAAATTACAAAAGAAAAGACGGAGAAGATATTACAAACTCTCCAACTATCGATGTAATTGTTGATACAGATAACATTGAAAGTTTAAATATAGTTTATTCAAATGATGGAGATAATCAAATAGTTGAAAATTATACTTTAACTGGAGATATAGAATTTTATAGAATTAATTTAACTAATTCAGATAATAATTATCGAGATTATAATACGTTTGAAATTTATATAAATGAATCTTCTATTTACAAAATTCAATTGAATAATTTATGTGAGCCAAAATACAACGTAAATACTTTGAAATTCATAAATAGATATGGAGGTTTACAATATTTAACTTTGTTTAAAAACTCAACACAAACTTTAGAAGTAAAAAGTTCAGATTATAACACAAACACATTTACAACTTATCCAAGTTACAACACCGATTTAGGACAAAAAAGAATATTTAACAAAAACGGAACTTATACAATAAAATGTAATACAGGTTGGGTTTATGAAATAGACAATGACGATATTCAAGATGTAATGTTATCAGAAAATCTATTACTTACTTACTATGATAATGGAGTTGAAAAAACAAACGCAGTTACTTTAAAAAATACAACTCAATTAATGAAAAATAGTGTTACAGATAAAATGATTAATTACGAATTTGAATTTGAAGTAGCGAGTAGTGTAATAAATAATGTTGTATAATGGTAAATTGCGAAATATACATAAAAGTTAACGATGAGTTTAAAAGAATTGATTTATTTAAAGATGAAAAGATTTCTTTGACTTCTTCAGTTCAAAATATAAACGACCTTTCAAAAACATTTACAGATTATACTCAATCTTTTACTATTCCAGCATCAAAAATAAATAATCAAATATTTAATTATTGGAATGAAAATGCAGTTGATGATGGTTTTGACCAACGTATTAGATACGATGCAATAATAGAAATAAATACTATTCCATTTCGTAGAGGTAAAATTCAAATTGAAAAAGCAAACGAAAAAAACAATAGAGTTGAAAGTTATTCAATTACATTTTATGGTAATACTAAACAGATAAAAGATTTATTTAAAGAAGATAAACTTTCAGTTTTAGATTATACCGATTTAAACCACAGCTATACTGCAACAGAAGTAAAGAATAGAATTGAAAATAATACTTATGATGTTTGCTATCCTTTAATTGGTAATCAGAATAAATATGAATTTTTAACAGGTGGAACGAATGATGTTTCAGTAGGTGGAACTATTGAAAAATCTATTGTATGGACTGATTTATTCCCAGCTATTCCAGTTTCTGTAGTTTTCGATAAAATACAAAGTCATTACGAAATTAATTTTAATGGTGTTTTTTTCAATACAACTTACTTTGATAAATTATTTTTGTATTGTAAGAATGTTGAAAAAACTGATATTTATACTGCACCTGTTAAAATAAATTTCACTTCGATAAGTCCTACACCATTCCCTGAAATGGATTTGACAAACGATACATATACATTTCGTTGGGTTCAAAATGACGGAACTACTTTGACTGTTCAACAATCTTTAAAATTAGATATTTACCCAACAACTTCAACTATAAATTATAGAGTTAAAGTAAAAAAATTAGATGGAAGTGTTTATAATGTTTATGATAATTTATTAGGTGACCAAACTTTAAATATTTATGCAGACACCCGTACAAATCCTTTATTTTTAGAAACACTATATTTTGAAGTTGAATCTTTAAGTCCTATGACTTTTACGAGTAGATTATGGAGTACTAAAATAAGAAACGGAGGAGGTGCTGGATTTGTAGAAACACATTTTGTTTATTCAACTTCACAATCAACTACATCGATTATTGATATAGGTTCAAATATTCCTGATATTAAAATAATAGATTTCTTTACAGGAATTATTAAAATGTTCAATCTTACAATTACACCAATTGATGAAACTACTTTTGAGATTGAACCTTTAGAGTTCTTCTATTCATATGGTGATTTTATGGATATTAATAATTACGTTATTAACGATAGTGTAGATATTGAGAGAACTAAACTATTTAAAAAATTAGCATTTACCCACGAAAAAAGTGAGAATGTTTTAAATAATTATTTTAGAAATACTTTTAATCGTGGTTATGATTACGGAGATTTACTTTACGAAAATCAATTATCAAACGAGAGTAATACCTATGAAATTAAAACACCTTTCGAGGATGTTATGTGGGAGCGTTCAACATTAGGAAACTTTCAAACTACATCATTAATTGACAAAGATTTAAAGCCATATAAACCAAAAGTTATATTGATGTATCAGAATAACATTCAATCGGTAACATCACCTATTAAATTTTATAATGGCTCTACTTATCAAAATATAAATAGCTATTTAAGATTTTCAAATGAGTTAGAAGTTAACGGACAAATTGCATCATTAAATTTTGGTGAGGAACAAAGCAGTTGGAATTTAAACGCATTGGCAAACCTTTCATTATTTCAAAATTGGTACAGAAATTACATTGAGCAACTTTATAATATAAAAGCAAGAATAGTAAAATTAAAAGCAATATTTCCAATTACAAAATTAACTGACATTAAACTAAATGATAAGCTAATTTACAAGGATAAGAAGTACATTATAAATCAATTTACAACTGACTTAACGAATGGTGAGGTAGATTTAGAATTGATTTCAGACTTTAGAGAAATAAACGAAAATTTCACAAATCAAAAATCATTTAGTATTAATGCAGAATCGCAAAATGTAGAAGTAATTGTAATGAAATTAAATTCAGAATATTACAACGTTAGTTATGGTGGCACTTCATTCGATAATAACACAGAGAATGGAGTTTTTATAATGCCAATTGATTCAAATGAAACGGAAGGAATTGTTTTAAAACAAATTGAAATTGATTACATAAATCCAACATTTAAAAAATACATAAATATTTATCAAGATGCTTAAAAATATAATCGAATTACTGCAACTTACAGAACACTACGGAGTTTCTGAAAATATAGAAATTGCAAAAGGTAAAAATGAATTGCCAAAAACAATGAAAAAAAGCTATAATCAACTAAAAAGACTTATAAAAAATGGCAGAAACTAAAGTAGTAACGTTAGACATAAATAGTAATATAGATGAGGCTGCTAAATCTGTAGGAAGTCTTAAATCACAATTACGAGAAGCACAAGCAGAGGTTGCTAAATTATCTGATAAGTTTGGAGCAACATCGCAAGAAGCAGTTAACGCAGCTAAAAAAGCATCCGAGTTAAAGGATAGAATAGGAGACGCTAAAGCATTAACAGACGCATTCAATCCTGATGCAAAATTTAGAGCAGTTTCTTCTTCTTTAGCTGGTGTAGCTGGTGGATTTTCAGCAGTTACTGGAGCGATGGGAATTTTAGGCGCAGAGTCTAAACAAACCGAAGAAATGATTTTAAAAGTTCAATCCGCTATGGCTATAGCTTCGGGATTGCAACAATTAGGAGAGAGTGCCGATGCTTTTAAACAAATGAAAGCGGTTGCTATTGATGCGTTTAAAGGAATTAAAGCAGCGATAGGAAGTACAGGAATAGGTTTATTAGTAATTGCTTTAGGAACTATTTATGCTTATTGGGATGATATTAAAGCAGCGGTTAGTGGTGTAAGTGAAGAACAGAAAAAGTTAAACGCTGATAGTCAAAAAAATCTTGACCAAGAGAATGAAAAATTAAAAACTATTGGCGCACAAGATAATATTTTAAAACTTCAAGGAAAATCTGAAAAGGAAATATTAGCTATTAAAATAAAGCAAACTGATGAAGCTATACAAGCTACAGAAATAAACAATAAAAACCAAATACAAACTAATAAGTTAGCAGTAGAAGGTGCAAAACGTAATTATGATTTATTGCGTTCTTATATTGATTTTGTTTCAATGCCTTTAAGATTTTTATATAAAACAGGAGCAGAATCTATAAATGGAATTATTGATTTATTAAATAAAATTCCAGGCATAAATATAAAAAATAAATTAGATGAAACTTTAGGAGATAAAGCAGCAGATTATATTACTAAATTAGGTTTTGACCCTGAACAAGTAAAAGCCGAAGGAGAAAAATCTGTAAAAGAAGCAAACGATGCATTAACTAAATTAAAAAATGATAGAGCTGGTTATCAATTAGCTATTAAAGATATTGACAAAAAAGCTAATGATGATAAAAAGAAAGCCGATGAAGACGAAAGTAAAAGACAAAAGGAAGAATTAGAGAAACGTCAAAAAGCAAATCAAGAATATTGGAATAAATTTTTAGAGTTAGCTGCTGAAGAATTTAAAACAGAACAAGCTAATAGAATTGCTTTTGAAAATTTAGATGCTGAAAATACAGAATTTGAAAAGAAAAATTCAGAAGCGAGAATAGCTATTTCAAAATTAGAAGCACAAGCTAAAACAGATGCTTTAAATTCTTATGGTGATATGTTGGGTAGTATAGCTGGAATGTTAGGAGAATCAACAGCAGCTGGTAAAGCGGCAGCGATAGCAAGTGCAACAATATCAACTTATAGTTCAGCAAACAAAGCGTATGAATCACAATTAGCAATTCCAACACCTGATGCACCGATTAGAGCAACTATAGCTGCTGGTGTAGCAATTGCTGGAGGATTATTAAATGTTAAAAAGATTTTATCAGTTAAAACACCAAACGGAGGCGGAGGTTCAGCACCATCAATAGGCGGAACATCAGCACCAGCAGCACCGAGTTTTAATGTAGTAGGGAATGGTGGCACAAATCAAATAGCACAAGTAATGAATAAACAAGGCGTTGCACCTGTTCAAGCGTATGTTGTAGCGAGTAACGTTACATCGGCACAATCATTAAATCGTAATATAGTTTCTAACGCTACATTAGGTTAATTATCAAATAGTTAACTAAATTTTAAAAACACTTTAACAATCAATACGTTATATAATTATGAAAGTTTTTGAATTAATTTTAAATAATGAAACAGATGGAGTTGACGCAATTAGTGTAGTCGATAGACCAGCAACTGAAGAAAATTTCATAGCATTAAAAGAAGAACACGAATTGCATTTAGCGGAAGTAAGCAAAGAGCAAAAGATTTTAATGGGCGCTGCTTTAGTTCCAAACAAAATGATTTATAGAAAAAACGGAAAAGATGAGTTTAATATTTTCTTTTCTTGTGAAACTATAAAACAAGCAAGTGAAAAGTTCTTAATGGATGGCAACCAAAACAACGCAACATTAATGCACGAAAAATCTGTAAAAGATTTAAGTGTAGTTGAAAGTTGGATAATTGATAATCCCGAAATGGATAAGTCAAAAGAATATGGTTTTAGTTTGCCAAAGGGAACGTGGATGATTTCAATGAAAGTTAACAATCCAGAAATTTGGGACAAAGTTAAAAGCGGAGAAATTAAAGGATTTTCAATTGAGGGGTATTTCGCTGATAAAATGGAAATGCAAAGTGATAAAGAAATTTTTGAACAACTTAAAAAACTATTGGAAAATGTCAAATAAATCAACATCACCAAAAGGTGGTAAAAGAGGTTGCCTTTGTAAAGATGGAACGTATAATAAAGAATGTTGCGATGGTGAATTGCAAAGTCAAGGTATAGGTTCTTTAGTACAAGGAGAAAACCACACAATCGTTAACACTAACGAAGAACGAGTAATTACAACTAATTAAATATGAACTACAAAAATGTCTTAAACAATGTTCGTGCTTTGCTTTCAATGGAGGTTAAATTAGCACAACAAACTTTGATGGATGGAGTTACCACCATTGAAGCGGAGGAGTTCGCTCCTGAATATTCCGTTGGAATAGTCACACCTGATGGAGTTGTACCTATGCCTATAGGCGAGTACACTATGCAAGATGGCAATGTTTTAGTAGTTGAGCAAGAAGGTATTATTATGTCTATTGCACCAGCTACAGAAGAAGAAGCAATGACTGAAGCAGAACACCCAACTGCTGAAGCTACAGAGCCAGTTATGGCAGATGCTACACCTAAAAAAATTGTTGAATCAGTTTCAAAAGAAACTTTTTTCGCAGAGATTGAAAAAATCAAAACTGAATTAATGTCTCAAGTTGAAACATTAAAAGCAGAAAATGAAAGTTTGAAAGTTGAGTTGTCTGAAAAAACAGAAGCAGCGAAACCAATTTCTCACAATCCTGAAAATGTAAACGAAAAAGAAATTTTCCAATTTGGAGCAAAAAGAGAAAGAACTACTGAAGACGTAGTTTTCTCAAAATTATTTATAAACTAACTAACAAATATTAAAAAATGGCTACTACAACAAGTTTAACAACTACTTATGCTGGAGAGTTTGCGAAGAAATATGTCGCTGCTGCTCTTTTATCTGCTCCAACTATTGAGAATGGTGGAGTTGAAGTTTTACCAAATGTAAAATACAAACAAGTTCTTCAAAAAATCGCTACTGATGGATTGATGAAAGACGCTACTTGTGATTTTACTGCAACATCAACAATTACTCTTTCAGAAAGAGTATTACAAGTAAAAGATTTACAAGTTAACCTACAATTATGTAAGTCCACATTTCATTCAACTTGGCAAGGAATTGAGCAAGGATATTCTTCTTTCGACTCTTTACCTCCATCATTTCAAGATTACTTAATCGGATATGTGGCTGCTAAAGTTGCTTCACAAAATGAAACTGCAATTTGGACTGGCGCAACAGGTACTTCAGGACAATTTGATGGTTTTGTAACTAAAATCGCTGCTGATGCTGCTTTACCAGCTGCTCAAGAAGTTGCTGGAACAACAGTTACTGCTGCCAACGTAGTTACTGAACTTGGTAAATTGGTTGACGCTATCCCAGCTACACTTTACGGAAAAGATGACCTTTACTTATACGTTTCTCAAAACATCGCTAAAGCGTATGTAAGAGCGTTAGGAGGATTCGGTGCATCAGGTTTAGGTGCTAACGGAACAAACGCACAAGGAACTCAATGGTACAACAACGGAAGTTTGTCTTTCGATGGTATTAAAATCTTTGTTGCTAATGGTTTAGCTGCTAACACAGCAGTAGCTGCTCAAAAATCAAACTTGTTCTTTGGTTGTTCTTTAAACTCTGACCTGCAAGAAGTAAGAGTAATTGATATGTCAGAAACTGATGGTTCACAAAATGTAAGAGTAGTAATGAGAATGGCTGCTGGTGTTCAATACGCTGCAATCGAAGATATTACTACATACGGAATTACTAACGCAGCTAACTAATAATTATCTGTAAATAATAACTTAAAGGTGGTGCAATAAACACCACCTTTTTTAATAAATATAAAAATTATGGCTTGTGATTTAACACTTGGAAGATTAGAGGAATGTAAAACCTCTGTGGGTGGATTAAAAGCGGTTTATTTTGTAAATTACGGAGATATTACAGGCGTTGGATATAACGTGACAAATACAGACGTAATCGATGAAGTAACTGGTTCACCAAACGCTTATAAATATGAATTGAAAGGAACGAATAGTTTTGAACAAACTATCACTTCTTCAAGAGAAAATGGAACTACTTTTTTTGACCAAAGTTTAAAACTTCAATTGAAAAAATTAACTCCAAAAGACCACAAAGAATTAAAACTATTGACTTATGCAAGACCTCAAGTTTTAGTTGAGGATTACAACGGGAATATATTTTTAGCTGGTTTAGAGCATGGAATGGAAGTAACAGGAGGTACAATTGTATCGGGTACTGCTATGGGTGACTTAAGCGGTTATACTTTAGAGTTAAAAGGTATGGAAAGAGTACCTGCTAATTTTTTAGGAGATACTCTTTTTGCGGTTGGATTTACAGCAGTTTCAGGTACTTAATTTTAGATTAAATTAGATTTTAAACCTACTAATTAATTTTAGTAGGTTTTTTTATAAAACAAAAACGCTATAAATTCGTTATATAAGTATGATTATATTAAAAGATAACACTTATACGCAAAATATAAAATTCATTCCACGAAGTGAGGATGTTTCACTTATGGTTTTCACAGATGAATTATCGAATGTAAGTTTTGAAATTAATAACCCCACTTTAGTAAAGAATAGTTATTTTTTGCAATTTGAAACAGATTTAAGTTTTGAATTTTTAGTTGATGGTCACACTTATACTTTTGAGTGCTTTGATGTAAATGAAATACCTTTATATCGAGATAAAATTATGTGTACAAACCAAACAATTAAAGATTATACAATTAATAATGGTGATTATGTGGCAAATCAAACCACGAATGAATATGTAATTTATGAGTAATATACACTTTTTACAATTAGCAGATTATAAACAACCAGTTATTAGCGAAAATAAACGTGAAGAATGGGTTGATTTTGGCGACGATAATAACTATTATCAGTTTTTAATTGACAGATATAATGGAAGTACTACAAATCAAGCAGTAATTAACAACATTTGTAAGCTAATTTACGGCAAAGGTTTGACTGCTACTAACGCACAAAGAAAACCGAATGAATATGCTCAAATGGTTAAGCTATTTTCTAAAGAAACTTTGAGAAAAATAGTAAAAGATTTGAAGTTATTAGGCGAGTTTAATTTGCAATTAATCTACAACGATAAAAAATCAGCTATTTTAAGAGTTGAGCATTTGCCTACTAATTTAGTTCGTGCTGAAAAATGCAATAAAGAAGGAGAAATTGAAGCTATTTACTATTGTGACAATTGGGAAGATACAAAAAAGTTTCAACCTAAAAGAATACCTTTATTTGGGTTCGGAAGTAAAGCCGATAAATTAGAGGTTTTAAGAGTAGGTAATTACACAATAGGACAAAAGTATTATTCTAACGTAGATTATTTAGGAGGCTTAAGTTATGCTACTTTAGAAGAAGAAATATCGAACTATTTGATTAACGAAGTTCAAAATGGATTTAGTGGAACAAAAGTTGTAAACTTTAATAACGGAGTTCCAACGGAAGAACAACAAAATATAATTCAATCAAAAGTAAAATCTACTTTAACGGGTTCAAAAGGTAAAAAGGTAATTGTTGCTTTTAATAGTGATGAAACTAAAAAGACTACGATAGATGATATTCCTTTAAATGATGCACCTGAACATTATAAATATTTGTCAGACGAATGTTTGGCTAAAATTATGTTGGCTCACAACGTTACAAGTCCTTTACTTTTTGGGATTGCTACAACAACAGGATTTTCAAGTAATGCTGATGAACTTAAAAATAGTTATATCTTATTTGAGAATATGGTTATCAAACCATTTCAAGAAACTATTTTTGACGGATTGGATAAAATTTTAGCTTTTAATGGTATTAGTTTAGATTTATCATTTAAGCAATTACAACCTTTAGATGCCGATGGAGATTTAACAAAAGTAGTTGAAACACCTACTCAATTAAGTTCACATATTGACGAAATTGATTTATCAAAATTCGGTGAAGATATTGATTTAAACGAATGGGAATTAGTAGATAGTAGAATTGTAAATTATGAAGATGAGCAAAGACTTGATGCCGAATTATTTGCTTTAAATAATCCTAAAAAATCGTTATTAAGCAAAGTTTACGAGTTTGTAAGTACAGGAATTGCAAGACCAAACGCAAAAAGTGAACAAGATGGAGAGCTTTTTAAAAGTCGATACAGATATACAGGTGAAGTAAGTGATAATTCAAGAGCATTTTGTAAAAAAATGTTATCCGCTAATAAAGTATATCGTAAAGAAGACATTATAAATATGGGTTCTCAAGAAGTTAACGCTGGTTTTGGCCCTGAAGGCGCAAATACTTATGATATATTTTTGTACAAAGGCGGAGGTGCTTGTCACCATTTTTGGACTCGTGAAACATACAGAAAAAAAGCCGATGTAAATAATCCTTTAGCGGAGCAAATTACACCAGCACAAGCAAGAAAATCAGGCGAAATTTTACCAACAAATAACCCTTTAGTATATCAAAAACCTATTGATATGCCAAATAAAGGATTTTTACCTAAATAAGATGGAAAATTCAGGAATATATAAAATAATAAGTCCATCTAATAAAGTTTATATAGGACAAAGTAATAATATTTCAAGAAGAATTATTGAACATAAATATAATTCTAAAACTAAAAATTTAAAATTATATGCTTCTATAAGAAAATATGGTATTGAAAACCATAAAATTGAAATATTATTTTTATCTGATGATAAAAATCAAAAAAATAAAATGGAAAGTATTTATATAAGATATTATGATTCAATTAAAAATGGATTAAATCATATTGATATATTAAGTGCAGATTATGGATTTACAGGTAAAAAACATACTAAAGAAAATGTTGAAAAAATTAAAGAAAGAATGAAAGGATTTATTCCTGTAAAAGCTATTGAAGCAAGAAGTAAAAAAATATTTTGTGGATATACAAATAAATTTTATAATAGCATTTCAGATTGTGCAAAAGATTTAAATGTTTCACAATCCCTTTTATCTTTTCAATTAAATGGTAAAAGATTTAATAAATACCAATTAAGATAATATGAAAGCATTATTTATAACACGAGATGATTTAGTAAAATATACCGCTTTGAATGGTAATATTGACACCGATACCTTTATTCAATATATTATCATAGCTCAAGATTTACACATTCAAAACTATTTAGGTACAAAACTTTATAAAAAGTTTAACGATGGTATTGTTGCAAATAATTTAACACAAACGTATAAAGACCTTTTAAGTGATTATATTAAACCGATGTTAATACATTGGGCAATGGTTGAGTTTTTGCCTTTTAGTGCTTATACAATCGCAAATAAAGGAGTATTTAAACATACAAGCGAAAATGCAACAAGCGTAGATAAATCAGAGGTTGATTATTTAGTAGAGAAAGAGCGAAGTGTTGCAAATCATTACACAACAAGATTCGTTGATTATATGTGTTTTAATCAATCAAGTTTTCCCGAATATAATACTAATTCAAATGGGGATATGTTTCCTGATAGTGAATCAAATTTTTACGGATGGGTACTATAAGAAAAATGAACTTAATTTCGCAAAAACAAAACGAAGTTAAACTAAAAAAATTTTTAAAAAAATTAGAAAAAAATGAGCCTAAACTTTCAACACATAAAAGGTGATACTTTTGAAGCAGTCAATTTTCAAATCAACGAAAATGGTGATGCTTTAGATTTGACTGATTGCGTTATTAAAATGCAATTACGTAAAGAATGCGGAGGCGTAATTGCTCTTTCTTTAACTTCAGTAGCAAATGCTGGTATAACTATTACAGATGCGGTAGCTGGTGAGTTTAAAATAAACAATCAGATTATAAATATAAATTCAGCTAACTATTTATATGATATTGAGATAACGTTTCCAAACGATGAAGTAAAAACGTGGATTAGCGGACAATTTAGTGTAATTTGTGATATAACGAGATAATGAGCGATATAATAGATATAAATGTTTACGAAACAACTGAAGAAGTTACTATTAATGTAACTCCAAATGTTATTGAAGTTAATATAAATAAAATTACTGCAAGTGGTTCTGTTACTTCTGTAAATGGTCAAACAGGAGATGTAACTATTGCTGTTTCAGATAATAATTTTACTAATGCTTTAAAAACTAAATTAGATGGTATTGCTTCAGGTGCAGAAGTAAATGTAAATGCAGATTGGAACGCTACGAGTGGCGATGCTCAAATATTAAATAAACCTACAATACCAGCAGCACAAATTCAATCTGATTGGAATCAAACAAATGATGTTTCTTTAGATTATATTAAAAACAAACCAACTATTGGAAGCGGTGACATGCTTAAATCAACCTACGATGTAGACAATACAGGTGTAGTTGATAATGCAGAAGCTATTTCTATTATAGGTCGTAATGCAACAGGTTCAACTTTAAGAAAAGGAACTATAATTTATATTAGTGGTTCTACAGGAAACAGACCTAATTTTATAAAAGCACAAGCAAATGGAGAATCTACAAGTGCTGGAACATTTGGAGTTATTAAAGAAGATATAGCAAACAATACGGATGGATATTGTACTACTTTAGGATATTTAGACAATTTAGATACTCGCACAACTGCAACTTATCCATTCACTTCAGACACTTTAGCCGATGGTGATACTATTTACTTAAGTCCAACTACTGCTGGATATATTACAAATATAAAACCATCCGCACCTAACCATTTAGTTTATATCGGAAAAGTTACACGAACATCACCTACAAATGGAACTATTGTGTATCGCATCCAAAATGGTTATGAATTGAATGAAATTCACGATGTGGCAATTTCAAGCGTTGCAGATAAGCAATTATTATCTTATGATAGTGCAACAAGTCTTTGGAAAAATAAAAGCGTTACAACTGCTGATATTTCAGATAGCACAAACAAACGTTATCAAACCGATAATCAAAATAGTTTTAATGACGCTACTAGTTCTATTCAAACGCAATTAGATAGTAAACAAGATGCATTATCATACACTCCTTACAAGTTTGTACAAACTTCGCAAACAGCACACACTGGTACAACTTCTGAAACTATTGTAGCTACTGAAACTATTGTAGGTGGTGTGTACAATGCTAACGATAGCATGAAAGCATTGTTTAAAGCAACAAAGGGAATTACAAGTGGAGCGGTTCAGATGCGTTTAAGAATTAATACAACTAACTCGCTATCGGGTTCGACACAAATAGGTCTTTTATCTTTAACAGCCACTAACACTTATGGAAAATTAAACAGAACTTTTGACTTAAATGGTGGCAATTTGTATGGATATAATTTTAATAGTTCACTTGCGACAGATAACACCGCAGTTAACACCGCTGGAAATTCAACTACATACAACACTGCAAATACTTTATACTTTTTTTGGACGTTACAATTATTTGCATCAATTGATAGCGCAACACCTAATTTGGCTAATTTAACTAATTAATATGATTACAATTGTAGACAAAAACACAGAACAAGTGCTTTATTCAACACATTTTGAAGTTGAACTTTTAGAAAATGAAATCGCAGTAGATGGATTAAGTGGCGATTTCACACATTACAATTTAGTAACTAAAGAATTTTATAGTTTATGAAAAAGTTTTTTAAACAAAATTACGACAGACATTTACTTTACACATTTGTAATCTTCTTTTTTGCATTATTTAGAATGGATTTAAAAGATTGCGAATGGTTCGGAGTGCTTTTTATTTCAACCTTATTTGCTTTCATTTTAAATTTAGGCCGAGAAATGTATTACGAGAAATTTCACGAAGCACCATTTGATATAATGGATTGCATTTACGGAGCAATAGGTGGTTTAATAGCTGGAATAATATTTTTAGCATTTCAATAATGAGCAAAGAGCAATTTGATAAAATATTAAGTAAATGGATTAGCCGAAAATTATTAGTTTGGTTATTTGCTACTATTTTTGTCGCTTTTAAAATAATAACTAATACAGATTGGTTGGTAATTTCTTCTATTTATATAGGGACAGAAACTGCTATATCTGTAATCGAAAAATATACAATTAAATAATCCCTTACAGAATGACAGAATTAAGCAAAGTTACAGCAGAAATTGAACGCATACGCCATCATCAAGATTTACAAAAGAAAGTAAACGAGGAAAACTCTAAAATATTACTTGAGATTAAAACCGCTTTAGTAGGTTCAGAAATGAACAATCACAAAGGAGTAGTATCTCAATTAAAAGAGATTGAAGATAGAGTTGAAGATTTAGAGGAGTTCAAAGGCGAAGTTTCTGTTTACGTTAAACAAGCTAAATTTGTCATCGGCGCTATGGTTGTAATTTTAATCGGTATATTTGCTAAACTTTTTAATTTAAAATAATGATAAGTACAACACAAGCTACTCAAAAATATGGTATTCCGAGTAAGAATCCAAACTATTTAACTACTTTAAATTTACCTTATCCAATGCGGTTAAGTTGGGACAAAAACATTAAAGTAAGTAAAATACAATGCCATAAATTAGTAGCTACTAAATTAGGTAAAATATTTGAAGAAATACTACTTACTTATGGTTATGAAAAAATTGTTGAATTAGGGATTGATTTATTTGGTGGGTGCTTTAACTTTCGTGCAATGCGTGGTGGAACTGCACCGAGTAGACATAGTTGGGGAATTGCTATTGACCTTGACCCTGAAAGAAATCAGTTAAAAGAAACGTCAAAAACTGCAAGATTTGCACGTGCTGAATACAAACAAATGATTGATATTTTTTACAAAAATGGTTTTGTTTCTTTAGGGCGTGAAAAAAATTATGATTGGATGCACTTTGAAGTAAAAGAATAATTTATATATTTGCAATAATAATACTTTGAATGTATCTTCAAATCAAAGCTTATTAATCAAATTCAACTATTAAACCACTTCTAACGAGGTGGTTTTCTTTATTTAGACTAATTATAAATATTACTTAAGGTATTGTTTATTTGAAAATAATTACTATTTTTACAATCACTTTTAAGTTTAACCTAAATATTTAAGTTATGAAAAAATACTAAAAAAAACGAGGCGCACTCACGGAAATTAACTACTAACATTGGATTGAGGTGTCACTCGGTCGGTTAGTAGTTTTTTTTTATTCTACATACTCACTATTTAGACTAATTATAAACTACACCATTTTGTTATTAATATCAAAATAAATGTTATATTTGTGCTTATTAATTTAAAACAAATATTATGAAAGTAAAAGTAACAGAGGATTTTGGTATTCAATTAGAAGAAGTATTTAGCGGTTTGACTTTAAAAACCGAGAGTGGTGAAACAATGTCAATTTGTATGCGAGATAGTGGCTTTGAATTTAATTATCAAGGCAAATTGTATTTTGCAAAAGAAGGATATGTAGAGCCATTTCATAAGTCAGTTAGAGGACATTATTTAGTTTCTGAACTACAAAGACATAATGATATTGAAACATTTGTTGGTAATTAATTTAAATTAAAAAAATGCCACCACGAAAGAAAACAACAACAAGGGTAAATATAGTATTTATGCCTTATCAGAAGTCATCAAAAAGTTATAGTTTTCACATTGACGAAAACTTAAGTAAAGAAGAAAAAATAAAACAAATTAATGAATTTTTAAAAGAAGTGTTATGAGAGCAAATGAATTGAGGATAGGTAATTGGTTACATTTTGATAATTTCATTGGTAATAGTCATTATATTCAAGTAACACCAAGAATGTTTAGAAATATGGGACTGGATTGTTCTGATAATTTAGAAATTGAATTAAATCAATACTATGAACCAATCCCACTAACAGAAGAAATGCTATTGAAGTGTGGATTTCATAAAGAATTAGATGCATTTTATAGGAAAAATAAAAGTCAAATGATTGAAGTTTGCTTTCACGATGATGGTATTTTGATTACAAATCAATCAGTTTGTTTAAGTTCAATTAAATATTTGCATCAGATACAGAATTTGTTTTTCGCACTAACTAACGAAGAATTAAATATAGAACTATGATACTAACCGATAAATGCAAAGAGGAGTTTTTAAAATGGTTAAATTATGATTTATTTAACTATAATTATAGATTAGATAAAACAATGCAACAATCAAAAATAATCGAGTTTTTTGATAGTGTTGGGATATTTATAAGCGTAAAAAAAGTAATAAATATACATTGGATGTATGATATATTAGGTCATCATATATCAGTTTTTGAAGAAATGCAAGAGTCACGTTCCGAAGCAACACAAATCGCAATTTTAAAGGCAAACGAAATTTTTAATAACTTAAATAAATAGAGAGATGGAAGTAAACGAATTTTTAAAAGAAAAATATCTAAATAAATTAAAAGAAAAATGCTCAAGTGGAGATATTGAAATAAATCATTATAATGCAGACGATGTATTATGTGAATTATTAGAGTCATTAGGATATAACGAAATAGTAACTGAATTTAAAAAATTAGAAAAATGGTACGCATAAAAACTAAACTAATCCTATTATCAACTATTTTACTATTTAGTTGTGGAACTCGCAAAGTAAACAAATCAGATACAAAAGAAGAAACGCAAATCGCAATACTCGATACTTCAAAAACTGAAACGAAAACAGATACTAATATTAAAGTTATCGATTGCACCGATACAGATGAATTAGTAATAGTTCCTGTTGATAACACAAAAGAAATTATAGTAAATGGTCGCACGTATTTCAACGTATCTTTAAAGCATCGAAAAGTTAAAAACAATATAACTACTAACAAAGTTGAGAAAGTTGCTAAAATCGAACAAAAAGCGGTTAAAACAAATGTAAAAGCTAAAAGAGTGATTGAAGTTAAGCAAACACAATCAACTAAAGGTAATTTTTGGAATTGGGTATTATTAATAATCTGTATTACTGCTTTCTTATTATTTGTAATTTGGAGCAGAAAATACGTTAAAAAAGAAAGTGAGGAGGTATGAAACATTTAGCAATTTTAGCAATAGTAATGATTTTTACATTTTTTATTGCGTTAGGTATGTATCAAGATGAAAAATATATTGAATTTAATAAAAGACCATTTATTGGATGGTTATTTTCTTCTTTATTTTTATGGATAATATTAGAAATACTTCTTATAAGTGTAGATACAATAATAGAATCTTATAACTAAACCCCAACACCACAACTACTAAACCACCTTAATCGGTGGTTTTATTATTTAGAATTAATATAAATTAATAAACTTTTTTACTAAAACGCTTTTTATTCGTTTTTTTATTATTACATTTGCTACATCAAATAACAATTAAAACATTATTTATTATGAACATTTATTTAATCATTTATTTAACATTAGGGGTTTTAAATTTAGGTATGCATTTAGCTAAACATGGAGAACCTAAAGAAACAAAGTATAATTTTTGGTACACATTAATAGCTTTTATAATAGTTTTATTTGTATTATATAAAGCTGGATTACCATTTAATTTTTAAACTATGCCAAGAAATAAACTACCAACAGAAAAAAAGAAAGTCAGATTTATGACAATTTATGTAGAACCTAAATTTATAGGTAAATTAGATAAGGAACAAGTAAACAATTTTATTAATCAACTACAATCCGAAGCACTACAGAAATGTGCGGATGAAAATTTAAAAAAGTAATGTTATGGAATTTAAAGGAACAAAAGGGAAGTGGGAAGTATTAATAACTAATGGAGTAGAAAGTCATTTAGATATTGCAATAAATTCAGATAATAGTGATTGTATTGCGTGGGTATATTCAAAATCTTCATATAAAAATATAAATGGATTAGCCAACGCAAAACTAATCGCATCATCTCCTGAAATGTTTGAAATGTTGGTAAATTTAAATAAATATATAAATGAAATATCAAAAACAAATAATTTTAAATTTATAGCTGATGTTTTACAAGTTAATGAAATAGAACAACTACTAACTAAAATAACAGAATAATGGAAGCAGAAAAATTAATTAAAATCGTAGGAAAATTAAAATCTGATAATGAGCAAATGAAACGAATTATTAATTCTTTAATGAATGCCTTATCAGTCTTTGAATCAGAATACAAAGCAGTAACACCGATAATAACACGCGCAAAAGAATTATTAACTAAAATTGAAAACAATGACAAATAGAGATGATTTGGATTTTCTTAATCCACACGAGCAAGAACCAATTGAAGAAAAAGAACCAACAACATTATCGGAGTGTATGGATTACGCTAAAGATAATGACGATTTCGAACCATTAGAGAACGCAATTTATATAACTGAAAAGAATATAGCTGAAGCGATTGAAGTGCTTTTATTTATTCGAGATACCGCACAAGCATCAGGTAGAAGTGAATTTTACATAAAACAGAGTAATAAATTATTAAGAATTTTAAATAGAAAATAGATATGTATTACAAAGAAGAAATTATAGACGGAATTTTATATTTTAAAACGACTCCTAATGGAGAATGGAGACCTTTAGATGTTATAACATTGACAGGTAGATTGAAAAAAGCAGAAGAAAGAGTATATCTTTTAGAAACCGAATTAGAAACATTAGAACCAATTAACTATGATAAATGACAACGAAATATTAGCTTTCATAAACAAACCGAGTATTAATCGAATAAGTTTAGTAGGAGCAAAATTAAAAGAAGTAGTAATTGAAATATTAACTGATAAAAAGAAAGAGAAATGAGTAATTTTAAAATAGGTCAAGAGATAGTATGTATTAAATCACATTCATTAAGTCTTTTTAAAAAAGGAGATGAATTTGTAATACAAGGAATTAAAAAGGAAAAATGTTGTAATACAATTACATTAGATATTGGTTTGAAATTTGATTTTATTTTAGCAAGATGTGTTTGTGGAAAAGAAACAGAATGGGATAATTATTTTGGTTCATCACTTTTTGTGCCTAAACAAGAATTATCAAATACTACATATAACGAAGTAATGGAATGGATAGCTAACGGAAATCCTATTGAACAACTAAATTAAATATTATGAGTACAGATTTATACACAATAGACAAAACGCCATCAACTGATTTAGAGAAGTTTCAAGCGTTAAGAATTGAAGCGTTGGAGAAAGAAGTACAAAGACACGTTGACTTCTTAATTAAGATACAAACAGAATTTGAACAACATAAAGCAAACAACATCGAAGTAATCGATTTTAAACAATTATAAGTTATGGTAACACCAACGTTAACAATAAATCAACAATGGTTATGTAAAGAGAATTACATAATTGATGGCAAAAAAATAGGTTTTAAAAAAGGCAATATCTATAAAATTGATGCTATTAAATTTGAGTTAGGTAAAATATTAATAACTTTTAAAAGTGAAATATTTGATGAACATTTAATATATTTTGATACTGAATTTAAACAGCATTTTGAATTAGCCGAAAAAACATACACTTTAACCGAAACATTCGTAAAAGAACTTTGCAAAGAGCCAAACATTAAAGAGGCATTTGTTAGAGAGGGAATTATTGATGAAGTTGTAGAAATCCCTTTAAAAGATATTTTAGAAACTCCAAACGATATGGAATTAGGGAAATTAGTTAGAAAATTAATAAATAAGTAAAATGAAAAATATACACGTATTACCAACAGATAAACCAAGTAGACTATTAATTTACTCAACACTATTAAATGATTTTAGGTTATTAAATGAACCCTATGATGATTGGAAGCATAAGAGAAATATTTACATCACTTCTGATGAAGAAATTAAAGAAGGAGTAAATCAATGGTATTTAGACAAAGTACTAAATGAACCTTATAATTCAGGTGGTGCTCAATATTCATCTAAACAAAATGTAATAATCCTAACAACAGACCAAGACTTAATCAAAGATGGCGTACAAGCTATTGATGATGAGTTTTTAGAATGGTTTGTTAAGAATCAAAGTTGTGAGAGTGTTAAGGTTGTTTACGAACCAAAGAACTTTTTAGATATAAGACAAGGTTACGAATATGTAATAATCATTCCAAAAGAAGAAACATCAAAAGAGTTTATAAAAGATAATTTTGATTTATTTATAAACATACTTTCAGAACCTAAACAAGAAACGATTGAGGAAGTTGCTGAGAGATATGCAAACGAACTTCCTGAACCATATAATTATGGAATAAATTCTGATAAGAAAAAAGCATTTATAGATGGCTACAATTTCGCACAACAACAAAACAAGAATTTGTATAGTGAGGAGGATGTCAATCATTTGGAATGGATTTATAATAGGATGATTAATATTCATAATGAAAATAAAAACTACGATTACATTATTAGATTTAAAAGTATAATTGAACAATTTAAAAAGAAATAAATTATGTACAAAACATACGAAGAATGTTTAGCATTTGTAATAGCCTATGGACTATATTGTCTATTTGGTATATCTTGTATAATAATTGATATTATAAAACAACTTAAAAAGAAATAATATGAAAAATACACAAAAATATACTATATTTTTTTATGGAATTTCCATAGGAATATTAATATGCATTATTATTAAATTAATTTAAAAAGAAATAATATGAAAGAATTAGCAGTAGAATTTTTATTAAAAGAATTGAAAAAAAATTCAGGAGTAGAAGTATATTTAAATGGAATGAAAAAACCTATTGAACAAGCCAAAGAAATGGAAAAACAACAGATTATTGATGCTTACGAAACTGGAGATAAATATAAGTTTGAAGCTCCAGCAGAACAATACTACAACGAAACTTATAAAAAATAAATTATAATGAAAAATATAAAATACAATATTTCAATTTTTAGATTTTGGTTTAAATATATTTTATTAAAATCACCTTTTAAAATGGATGAAATAGAATTTTTACATAAAAATTACAAAGCAACAAAAAGAGAAGAAAATTTAATTAAAAAAGTTAAAAAAATTAATAAAAATAAATAATATGACATTTACAGATTATACCGCAGTATTAAGATACGACAGAATGGTTTTAGATAGTAAATCATTTACAACGGAGGAACGATGGGCAATAGCACAAGAGCGAAGTCTTACAATTAATAGCAAGTTCAATCCTCATCACAAAGAAACGAGAACGAGCTGGATTTCAGAAAAAACTAAATTAAAATGTAAACAAATTTTATTGAGATGTATGAACTAAAAATTGAACAGGCACAGAAGCATTTAGGTTTTACAATTGGTAAAAATAGAAAGCGTGAAAATGTAGAGTTAAGAGGCGTTATATTTAAGCTAATTAGAGAAAATGACCAGTACATACCATTACAGAAAATAGGCAAATTATTTAATAAAGACCATAGCACCGTTATTTATGCTTTGAATAATATTGATAATTGGATTTTTCAAAATAAAAAACTATTTCAAGTGTATCAAGATTTAAAACCTATATTTGATACTACGCCAACAAATAATGTAATTATTAGAAGAAATGGCGAAGTTTTAGAAAACTATCAAGGGTTGAAAAATATTAAAATGTTACGAATTAAAAATGATTTTTATATTGATTTATTATGAAAGTATTGAACTTATATGCCTGTTTAGGTGGCAATCGTTATAAATGGACAGATTGCGAAGTTACTGCTGTTGAATTAGATGAAGAAGCTGCAAGATTATACCAAGAGCGATTTCCAAATGATAAAGTAATTGTAGCAGATGCTCATCAGTATTTGCTTGACCATTACAAAGAGTTTGATTTTATTTGGAGTTCGCCACCTTGTCCAAGCCATAGTAAGGCTCGTTATTGGGGTTTTGGTAAAAATGGATTACAACCATGTTATCCTGATATGAAACTTTATGAAGAAATTATATTTTTAAAATATCATTTTTTTGGTAAATGGGTTGTTGAAAATGTAAATCCTTATTATGATCCTATGTTTAATCCACAAGTAAGAGACAGGCATACGTATTGGTGTAATTTTAACTTACCTACTAAATTAAGTAATAGAAATGATACTAAATTAGTTCAAGCATCAAGAATTCAGGATTTATGTGATTTTCATGATTATGATTTTAAAAAATATAAAGGAAAACAAAGAGTTTTAAAAATGGCACGTAATTTAGTAGACTATGAAGCTGGATTAACTATTTTTAATGTTGCAAGAGGAATATATGAACAACCAAAAAACAATCAAATAACAATGTTTTAATTATGAGCAATCTTGACAAAAAAAAGAACCGAGTTAATATGCATAAATTAGTATGCTTATCTAATTTATTGGTCGAAAATTTAGATGATTTAAAAGTGACTACAGATAGGATGTTGACGTTGAAAAATACGTTAACTCAATTTGTAGAGGAGTTGAACGATAGTTTGGCTGAAACTGAAACTATGCAAAAAACGACTTATTTCAATGACATATCTAATAAAATAGATACTATTCTACGAAAAAACTTCGATGAAAGATATTAATTTGTACTTTTGATAAAAAATATCCCTTATGGCAAATCCAAAATTTAGGTTAAAAGATATTGAAGTTAGAAAGTTAGGTTTAATTCCTACTGCAATAAATCGCTTTAGATTAAATCCACAACAACAAAGGCAATTATCTAAAATTAGAGAAGGACAAAGCGATATTAAACGTTTATTCTTTGATATTGAAACAAGCCCTAATATTGGTTATTTTTGGCGTACTGGATACAATCTATCAATCACTCCCGATTGTATCATAAATGAACGGAAAATCATTTGTATAAGCTATAAATGGGAAACAGAAGATAAGATTTATACTTTAACTTGGGATGAAAATCAATGCGATAAGCAAATGTTAATAGATTTCATTAAAGTAGCTAATCAATCAGATGAAATGATTGCTCACAACGGAGATAGATTTGATATAAAATGGATAAGAACACGATGTATATTTCACCGAGTATCTATGTTTCCAAACTATAAAACTTTAGATACACTTAAAAAAGCCAAAAGCGGTTTTAATTTTAATTCAAATAAATTAGATTATATTGCACAATTTTTAGGCGTAGGCGCAAAAGTCAAACATAGTGGCTTTGATATGTGGAAAAATGTAATGGCTGGAGATAAAGAGGCAATGGCTGAAATGGTGCATTATTGCGAAGGTGATATAATTGTTTTAGAAGATGTATTTTTAACGATGCAAAACTATATTAAAACTAATACTCACAACGGAGTTATAAATGGTAATTTAAAATATAGTTGTCCGAGTTGTGGAAGCGAAAATATCGAACTATTAAAAAACAATGTTACCGCTATGGGAACTATTAAAAGACAAATTAATTGTTTGGATTGCGAGTATAACTATGAAATAAGTAATAGCAGTTATATGCTTTATTTAAAATTTAAAAACTTAATATAAATGAAACCACTACACTACAGAAATGAAAATAATTACGATGTAATAGACTTCGTAAAAGATAACGAACTTAATTTTATGGAAGGAAATGTAATTAAATACGTTACACGTTGCCGAAAGAAAGGAACGCATTTAAAAGACCTCGAAAAAGCGTTAGACTATATTCAAAGAGAAATTGAACACATAAGAAAACAAGAACTTAAAAAATTAGAAGAATGACACTAGAAGAAAAGTTAGACAAAGCAATTGACGGAACGGGGAGTTCAGTTGTAAATAGATGCGAAAAAATAGCAGAAGACTTTGCTATTGGATTTGCAGAGTGGGTTAATTTTCGTACCGTTCAAATAACAAAATCTGAATGGGGTAATTGGTTGCCTAACGCACAAGTAAATTTATCTACAAAAGAACTATTAGAAATCTATAAAAAAGAAAATGGATTATGACACCTAAACAAAGAATTTTAATAGTAATGAAATATTACTATAGACGTGGTTATAATTCTGAACGAGTAAACAAAGTTTATAAAAAAATAATTGATAAATGTAAATCTTGCGGACAATCAAATGGAGTTCACAAATTAAGTTGTCAAACTAAAAAAATAATTTTGCATATTTAAAAAATAATATTATATTTGCATAACAAAAAAGTTCGGCTAGGAACTTTAAAAAAATTATAACGCCTCTTTTAATGCTTAATTCTAGCCGATTAAGATTTTTAAAAGAGGTTTTTATTTTAAATTATGGGAGCATCAAAAAATTTATTAATGTTAATGAATCAACAAGAAGTTGAATCTAACAATTTCTTTTTAACAAAAAAAGAGATACAAACAAGCTCAAAGAAATTCATTACAGAACTTTTAGAAGAAGGAAATGTAAACAAATTTGAGTTATTGGCACAAGCTAAAAGACTTCAAGAGGCATTAGACGTAGTTAACACCGAATTATTAAAAGTAATACCACAAGAAAACTTTGAAGAATTTGGTTTAAAAGGAACTTTTAGAAGTGGTGGCGATACTATAAACTATTCGGAAGATGAAATATATTGCGAGTTAAAGCGTTGTTTAGACGAACGTACTGACTTACTAAAATTAGCACAAAAACAAGAAGTTGCTGATTTATATGGTAACATAGTTCCTAAAGTTTCAACAACACCGAGAAAATCAAGTTTAGCAATAACATTTTAAAAATTATAATTATGGAAAAATTAAATTTATATCAAAAATTACACAAAATACAAAGTCAAGTTTTAGGACTTGGAAAAGACAAAACAAGTAATAGTTATAAATATGTAACTGGAAGTAAAGTTTTAGAACATATTAAACCATTAATGAATGAATTAGGATTAATATTAAAACAAGAAGTTTTATCTATTGATAACGAGCGTCAAGATTATTTAGTAGCAGTTAATACACCGAACCAAAAAACAAAATCTGAAATACTTACAAAAGTAATGATGCGTTTTACTTGGATTGATACAGAAAGCGGAGAAAAAGATGAAAATTCATTCGGTGCTAATGGTCAAAATGATTGGGAAAAAGGTTTAGGAAGTGCTTTGACTTATGCGGAAAGATACTTCTTACTTAAATATTTTCACATTGCTACAGATGAAGATGATATTGATAATCCTGAACGCAAAGAAGAAGAACTTAAACTACAACGTGAACAAGAAGAAGCACAAAAAAAAGAAACTGAACGTTTAACTGAAATTAATAAAACGTTAGTAAAATGTAAAACAGAAGAAACTCTAAAAGAAGAGTTCTTAAAACTATCAAAAGAAGACCAAAAGATTTTTAGTAAATTAGTAACAGAATTAAAATTAAAATTAAATAAATAATTATGGAAGTATTAGGAAAAATTATCGTAATCGGTAAAGAAGAAATTGTTGGAACTGCTGGAACTTTTAAAAAAAGACAATTAGTTGTAGAAACTGATGAGCAATATCCTCAAAAAGTAGGTATTGATTTTGTTCAAGATAAATGTAGTATTTTGGATAAATATGCAATTGGAGATAGTGTAAAGGTTGGAATTAATATTCGTGGCAATGAATATAATTCAAAGTATTATGTTTCTTTAAATGGTTGGAGAATTGAAAAATTAGACAATACAAATAAAATTAATGTTGAATCTATACCAGCACAACCATTTGAAGTAGTTACGGAAATTAATCAAGTTGATGAATCTAATCTTCCTTTCTAAATTATGAAAATTGAAATTACAACATCGGTAGTTAATGGATTATTTAAAAGAAATAGAAATTTAGTACTAAACGCCATTAAAACTTTCAATAACAAAGATGTTGTAATTTCTTTTTCTAAACCTAAAAAGAATCGTTCTAACAATCAAAATAGATATTATTGGGGTTTAGTACTTCCTTTAATTCAAAATGGTTTATTAGAGGCTACAGGAGAATTAAGAAGCGTTGATAATATTCATTATAAAATACTTTTACCTTTATTTGCTCCAATAAATGAAATAGTAAATAAAGATACTGGAGAATGTATCACAGAGCGTTTAACGAGTTCAGATTTAACAACAACACAATTTTGCGAGTACATTATTGAAATACAGAAATGGTCAGCAGAATTTTTAGGAATAGATATTCCATCACCTAACGAAGAAAATCTTTTAAATTTAGATTAAAAATGTTTTTTATATTGAAATAATTATTATATTTGCAAATGTAGAGTGGACGCTACTAATAAAATATTATAAATGCCTTATTACTTGCGACGTCCACCGCTTGTAGTAGGGCATTAACTTTTTAAAAAAAATATGGCAAAACTTGGTTATACTTGGTATCCTAAAGATTGGGGAAATTCAGAAAGCGTATTTGAATTAAATTTAACAGAACGTGGTTTATATCGTGAGTTAATAGATTTAGCTATGTTAAACGACAATAAAACAGAACTTAAATATGATGTATGGAGTAGAAAGTTTGCTATTGATGTAGATGATTTACATTCAATTATAAAAAAATTATGTAATCTAAATTTAATAGAAATTAAATCAGATAATTTATTTATTCCAAGTTGTGAAAGTCGTTTAAAATTAGTGCGTGGTGGTTCTAAAGGTGGCAAAATTAGTAAGCCTAATATTAAGCCTATAGTAAAGCCTTTTGAAAGCCTTGAAGAAAAAATTGAAAAGCCTATATCGAAGCAAATAGAAAAAGAAATAGAAAGTAAACATAATAATAATGATTTATATTTTAATGAATTAATAAATTCTGAATCTTGGTTAGAAACTTGTGCGATGCAAAACCAACCTAAATTTAATATTGAAGAAATAAAAGATAATTTACTAATATTTAAAAATGACTTAAATCTAAAGTTAGATATTAAACAACAAAAAAAAGAATTTACAACTCACTTTGTAAGATGGTTAAACCAACAAACTAAAAATAATAATAACTCAAAAAAATACGATATAGATGAAATGCGAAAACAATTCCCCGACCTTTAAATTAAAAACTATGTTATTAATAGCTTCTGAAAGATTAGAAAGCGATATACCAAACGTTGAAAAAATGTTTAATGATATTAAAAATGAATTTGGTAAAAGAAAAATAGAAGAAGTAATTGAAGCTATTAGGCTTGGTTCTCTTGGAAAATATGGAGTTAATTATAAACTAACAACACAAGTAGTTTGTTACTGGATAAGATGCTATACAGAGCCTAAAATTGATAAGTTATGAAACTAAAAGAAGCTATTAACCGATTAGGATATACAATATCAAAACAGAATAAACCTAACTCAACTGATGCCGATGCTTTAAATTCAATTATAGAGTTTGTAAACATATCTAATAAGCAAGTTATAAAAGATAATGAACTACTCGCAAAAATGTATTGCTTTGTTTTGAAAGACTTTTTATTCTATTACAAAAATGTAAACTTTGCAGCAAAGCAAATAAACAAAGATATATTATCTAAACCTTTGCAATATCATTTAGAGTGCTTAAAAATAAATTTAGATACAAACGAGTTGACAAATTTTTTAGAATCAAATAATAGTATTAATATTAACGCTTTTAAAGAATCAAATGAAACTTGGGAAATGGATAACGTAATAGCAAACTTTGAATTTAATTTCAATTTAGCTTTAAATACTTATAAAAATGTTTGAAAAAATTATAATACCTGATACACCTGAAATAATTTCAAATGAAATTGATTTTAGTAAGATATTTAAAGAGGCGTTAATTGACCCAAGCGAAGAAATTAAACAGCAACCAATAGCGATTTCAATTCGTGAAAGTGAATATAAAGGAAATAGTTATCCAATACCATTTGGAAGTTATGGAGATTTCAGTTGTATAGTAGGAGCTTCAAAATCAAGAAAAACATTTTTCAAATCTATGATTGAAGCTGGTTACATTGGTGGAAAAGCAAACATTTTAAATCCATCGATAAAAGGACACAATACTCAAGATAAATTTGTAATTTCGTTTGATACAGAACAATCTTCTTTTCACACGCAAAGAGTACAAAGACGAGTTTTAGAAATGATAGGAGGAAACTATGAATTTTATAAAACATTTTGCTTAAGACAATATACACCAAAAGAAAGATTTGATTTTATAGATTGGATTGTTTACGAAAGCGAGTTTAAAAATAATATTGGTTTAATGTCAATCGATGGTTATGTAGATTTAGTTACTGATTTTAATAGTTTAGAACAATCAACTGGTTTAACTGAAAAGCTATTACAATGGACTGCAAAAGGAAATATGCACTGCACAGGAATACTACATAAGAATTTCGGAACATCAAAACCAGTAGGACACGTTGGAAGTAGTGTATTAAAGAAAGCAGAAACCGTTGTATTTATAGAAAAAAACGAAAGCATAACTACTGCAAAATGTGAGTACTCAAGAAATATAGCTTTTGAACCGATTAACTTTGATGTAAATAAAGATTGGTTACCATACGAAACAGATAATAATAATATAATTACAGAATGGATATAAAAGAAAAACCTTGCAAAGGAATAAACAAAGCACGAATGATTAAAGGATGTGGTAAACTAACTTTATACAGAACTTTTGGATTGTGTAATAATTGCCTATCTGATTTTCTATTTAATTCAGATGCTGGAAAAATTATATTTAATAAAATTAACTTAAAAGTTAAGTCAGATAAAGAAAAAGCATTTAAAAGCGATTTAAGAGCTAAACTTAAAACAATAGGAGAATATAAAGCAGAAGCAAGAAAATCGTTTCAAAAGTGGATAAGATTACGTGATATCGATAAACCTTGCATAAGTTGTAATAGTACTACTGCTGACACATTCGATGGCGGTCATTTCTATAAAGCAGAAGTTTATAGTGGATTGATATTTAATGAAAATAATTGCCACAAACAATGCAGAAAATGTAATAGGTTTATGAACGGAAACGAATTAAACTATCGAAAAGGATTAATAGCGAGATACGGAATAGATTACGTTACTAATTTGGATAACATTTGTGATATTAATAGAGTAAAGAAGTACACCAAAGAAGAACTAATAGATAAAAAATTGCAGTACGATATTAAAATAAAAGAATATAAACATAATTTATAAAATAAATATTGTAAATTTGAAAAATAATTAAAATATAAAAAATATGAAAAATTTAACATTGCAATCAATTAGAGAAAAAAAATCTATTTTATTTGAAAAAGAATTAAAAGATAAAAAAAAATTAAATGATTTTTTATTAGAAGTTAAAAAAGAAATGATTTTAAATAAAATTTATTATAAAAAAGCAAAATTTCAATGCTATACAGATAAATTATTTAGTTATTACTATAAAAATCACAGCCTTTTATTTGAATTTAATTTTATTTGTGATGATACTTTACTTGATAAACTAACAATTAAAGAATTATTAGAATTGAAAAATATTACTTATTTTGAAAATGCTATTTATGACCAAACAAAAGAAGAAATTTTATTAGGAAGAAAAAAATTTTCTTTATATGATGAAAATCAAGAAGGTATTGATTTATATAATAAATTATCAGAAGGATTATCTGATGATGAATTAATTGATGGTGTTTATATTACAGAAGGTATGTATCTTAATTCAGATGGAACTTATTCACAATTTTAAAAGAATATGGCAAAAAGTAATCAATTTGCGTTAAATCCTGAAACTAAATTAAAGTTAGTAGCTACGCATAAACAAACGTTACAAGAGTTTGAAAAGATTATAACGTTTTTCGAATGGCAAACTATAACTAAACACAAAGATTATCTTTACAAAGCATATCAAATATAAAAAAAATAAATATATTATGAAAAATAATAATAAAAATAGAAAG